GATCATAGAGTAGAGCCTCAACTCGGTCTTTCTCAATATCAGTAAGAGTTGTTTGAGTCAGATCCAAAGGACGAATTGAAATGTTGACCTCACCAAAGTTTGGTATATCGTTGTCTTGTCCACCCCAAACTGCAACGTCTTTTACGTTGCTGATATTTTGTTTGATCAGAGTCTTATAATCTTCGGCGGTGACAGCGCGATTCTGTGAAATAAAAGTAAGAGGAGCATTGTACTTAATACTAGTAAGTGATTCCTTTTCTTCTCCACCTTGAGATTTTAGAACAAGCGTTGGAGTTCCAGTACCATCAATTATATCATTTGAACCACTCGCATAACTAAAAATCGTTGCACCATTTGCCGGAGCTCCGGCGGTTGTAAGATAATCCAATCGAACAACGTCTAAAGGACTTAGACTTTTACCAAGAACACCATCACCGAATGTTACATCGTAATATCCCTCTCCATTTTCATTGAGGAAGTATATCTTACTTGTATCGTCAATGTTGGTGAAAGTCTCAAACTTTGTGTAAGTATCAGGTGTTGCGGTTGTGAGAGTTGGAAAAACCTGAACTCTGAGAGTTGAAGTATCTACATCACTGTGATTAATCACAAACTTTTGATAAGAACTATTATCAACAACGTAATCGGCGGTACGACGAATTCCCTGATAAATCTTGAGGTTTTCAAAAACAAACTTATTTGTGTCACTCAATCTAACTGTTGTATCGGAAATCGTTTGAAAGGTATATGTTACATTATCAATAGTTGATGTGAACTTTGTTCCTCTTGGAAGTGTATATCCATCGGCACTGCTTTCTTCTTGTTTTGTGAATGTGATATTGATTGTTGCAACCGAAGCCGTTTTGCTCGTGGGTGTATATCCCAAAAGTTTTGCCCTCGAAACAACATTGGCTCTTAACTGTGCGGAATCCAAGAAGGATTCATTCATCGCCATGTGGGCATTGACAGCATTGTAATGTGTATTGTACGCAAGAACGTCAAGAAGAGAACTTAGTCCGGACCCCTCGAAATCCCAATCTTTAAACACACTTCCGGTTCGTTTAAAATGGTTCTTAAGATTTGTCTTTATCTGATCAAAGTCAAGTTCTGTTGTATTAAATTGAGCCATGTTATCTGAGTCTTTGTAAGTTAAAAGATACTTCGGTTTCGAGTTGTAAGAATATAACGTTGAACATAATGGTTACAACAAAGGCGTTCGCGTCTATGTTGTCAAAAACTTCGACTTTAACACCATTCACTCGTGGTTCATAGTTTTTCAGAACTTCTTTAATCTCGTCTCGTATTTCAATTGCGGTAAATTTGTCGGCTGGTTCAAAAAGTTTTGATGTTACATTTCCACCGATTTCGGGATGAAAGGGTTTTTCGAAAAAGTTAGTAAGAACAAGATTCTTTACAGATTGTTTAACTGCATCGATATCTTTAAGAGGTGTGATATCATCAAGATTGGGATGAATGGGAAACAATAGATTCAAATCCGAATAAACAGAATTCGTAGCAACATTTGATGATTTTACGAAAACACCGTTGTCATACCTATTCTTATCTATAATCGCCATATTCTCTATTTATATAATTTACTCAGGAGAATTGTTATTCCAAGGAAAACTATTAGAAGTGTAACTCTTTTTCGTCGTTCTCTTTCTTATAATAGATGAACTTATGGAATTCTGAATTTCCTCTCTCCATATCGCATCATTGTCAAATTTTCGTCTAGCAATTGCAATTACTTGTTCTTCGGTAAGATCACAATTGCATGCCAATTCATCCGCTGGACACGTTACTGACCAATCGTAGGATGCAGTTTCCGCTGGACTTTCATCGTTGGTTCCTACTATCGAATAGTAAATTCTTTCGACTATTTCACAATCCGAGCCCGGATCTTTTTTAGATATGATTTTATTGATTCTGAATGTGTATGTCATTGTTTATAATGTTTGTCCCGAAGTGTTCTGCCATAGAGTGACATCTTCGGAATAGTGGTTAAGTATTTTGTCCTTTATGTCGGAGTAAGGTTCAATCCAATTTTCTACAGAAGGTTTTGGATCCGATAGTGAAAGCGTATTCATTAGACCTGATTTGAACTTAGGGTATTCTGATAAACATGTTCCTCCCAAAGTTGTGATGAGATTATTCATTTCGGTTTCATAGTTTTCGAAAAGAAGAGGTGTAACTATCAATTCATTGTTATACTTGAAGTAGTCAATCTGTTTTCGAAACACCAATCCTTTCGCGAAATCATCTGAATTAACAAAATTGTGAAAATTTGAAATGGTAAGAGGAATGATTCGACTCCAAGAAAATAAGTAACCACTGATAATTCTCTTAAGTGGATTTCTTATGAAAGCATAATGGTTGAAACTTTGTATCTGTTCTGTAGTCAGATAATTTAAAAATCCCCAACTGTTCTCATCCGTAAGATCATCAAGTGTAGAGTGAGCTAGTGGTATTTGATTGAATGTATTATTACTTGCTTTTTCGGTTTGCAGATCAATCAGAACCTGTTCATCGTCAGTAAAAATCGCATCAGTACCATTTGCTCGAGCATCAATTTTTTTATTTCTAATGCTTTGAATCAATGACAATCTTTGATTAAAAAAAGAAACATAATCATCGATATTAATAGGTGAAAGATTTGCGTCATCAACACCCGTGGAACGATCTCCTTCACCAAAACAGCCAGGCGAAAATCGAATGGATGACTGTAGAGTTGTACTTCCAGTTTTTGGAACACGAAGAATTGTGCTATTCTTAGAATATAATATGATCATGGTGTTATCCAAACTAGGCAGGTTGATGTGGATACTGGATCCTCGAACGGTCCAAATTCTTCGCCCGCATCCGTGGTGGTCCAATTGTAATAACGATAGGTAGGATCACCACCCCTTGTGGTTGTACCCTGATTTGCTGATGCGTAAGCGTAAGCATTACCATTGACAGTAATTGAACGAAAGGTTGGAGCATTCGTATTTGTCAAAGTCATCCAAAGTTTAGGTGCTTCTCCAGGCGCTCCATCTATATCACTTCCAGCTTTCCAAAACAGTCCACTGATTGTAGCAGAAACGGAATTGTTTCCTGTGAAGGTAACGTCAGTCATGGAACCAAAAGAATTATCGGCATCTATTAAATTGTAATTATAAACAGTTCTCGGTAGTCCGGTTGGAGCTGGAGAAGGATAAATTAATACATCAAAATATGAAGTATCGTAGAATCCAAGGATTGGAGTGCTGTATGCTGGCTGATAAAATGGCACGCCTTTTCCATTATAATATAAAGCTTGTGTTAGAATATAAGTTTCCTCAACAGTCATTGTCGAGTTCAATAGAGGTGTTCCGCTTCCATAATAAAAATCCGAAAAAGCAAGACTATTATCATTACCGATTGTTTTATAACCAGTGACTCTTTTATCAACATACTCATTGATAGAGATTGGATTAGATCCTCCAAACTCTGTTTGAATATCACTTAAACTTATCTGTCCACTGCCTTGAAGTGCCATTACTTACTCATCTCATCCAATTTTTTCTGAAGATTCTCAATCTGTTCCTGTTGTTCCTTTATTGCTTCGACAAGAAGTGGTACGATCTTTGCGTAGTCCAATGTCTTATATTTATCATCGACTGGAGCGGGTTTGATAACTTCGGGTAACACCTTCTCAACCTCCTGAGCGGAAAGACCGACCTGTCGTTTCTCGGTATCAAATCCAAGATCTTTTGCAGTATCATTGAATTTGTAGATAAATCCATTTAAACTACAAACCTTTTCAACCGCATTGTCTATTGTATCAACACGAGTCTTCAGTCTTTCATCCGAAACAAAGGCTACTATATCACCAGTACAGTAAAGATTAGTAGATGCGCCCCCAGCTTGATCGCGAAATGTATGAAGCGATGCATCGTAATATGCACGATTTTGTAAGGCCGGAGTTACCGAATAACTAGGCCCAAAAAGCAGAATGTTTGCTCCGCTTCCATTGCCGCCATGCATCTGAAGTATTGAGGTATCAACACTTCTTCGAATATACCCTCCGTCTGCATAGATTATTCCGGTGAAATGACCCGTTCCATTGACATCTAAAGTATAACTTGAGCCGGGTACCGTTGTACTGGATTCTCCATATCCCAAATTGAGAGAATGTGCAATAGAGGCTTTACCCAGAGTTGTTAAGGACATGGCGCCCTGAGCGTCACTATGAGAGGAATCTCCCCACCACCAACCTCTATTGTCGGTATTACTCATTTGAAATGACATAGCGTAGTCTGTGGATGAGGCTCCACCAAGACCACCAAAGGAATATCCAGTTTTAAAACCAATGTTGTATGGTGATGTCGTCCAAAGACGAATCTTATCTCGGGTTTGACTAGCTGTACCCTCCGATATTAAATTATAATACAATGTTCCCGTTGTTCCACCGGCATATACATCACTGTCAAACGTTGCATCACCGACAACTCCAAGCGTTCCATTTACATCAAGCTTGTAAGAAGGATTGTCAGTTCCAATTCCGACTTGTGCCTCATGCGTGATCCGCATAACCTCACTATCGCCGTAGGATAGATTATAGGCGTAAGCTCGACCAGTTGATCCAGTTCTGAACACTAAATCGGTAGCCATGTTATTCGCGTCAGTGAAAGTTTCATCTGCCTCAGCACAAATACTTGCAGTTAAGAGAATGTCTGATTCGGGAGCAGAACTCGCCCCATGTCCTGCACCGAAGTAAATCGATCCAATGTCATTGCTGTTTACTATTTGAACACCTGTCGCAAACCGAGTAAGAGCTATACCACCAGCGCAAACTGAAGAGTTGTTTGCGTCGGATCTTTGTCCTCTAACTTCTATGAATGGACTTGGGGTGCTTGGGGTGTCATTTCTCAGTAAAATACCTGCTCCATTAGTGTGATCAACTTGCAATGGAACAGTCGGCGACGTAGTGCCTATGCCTAAATTAGAACTCTTACCATAAAGCGTTGGACCACCAGAGCCAAGTTTCAGTCCACCTTCTGCGGTATTACTTGTACCATATAATGCCCCAATGTTTGCAACATCAATATCAACCAGTTTACTATCGTTTCCGATGTAGAAAGCATCACCACTATATGTACCTGCCGCACCCTGAATGGCTCCATTGACTTCAAGTGCATGAGTGCCGGATTCCTTTCCAATACCAACTTTTCCATCTGAACCGAAGTGTGCAACTAGGGTATCGTATGTTGAATCGGTCTGGTAGTTTCCTCCACCAGATATAATAGAGAATGAGTCACCTGCGTCGTTTTCTCTAAGTCCTACAACAAGATGAGCATTTGCAGGTCCCTCCATTATCATACCAGTAGTTGAACCACTTATCAATCCATCAATATCTGAACTCGTTGTCCATCCCCTGATGTCCATGTCCTTTACTCGTAAACTTGTAGTAAATAGACCCGTTCCATTTACATCGAGCTTGTATGATCCGGTTGGAGAACGACCTATACCTACTCTATTGTAAAAATATGCATCACCATCCGCCTCAAGATCTAAGAACCTTACGGTGTTATCGTCATCAGACCTAAATATAAACTGTTCGAAGGTGAAAGTAGCTCCGCCGGTCATTTCCCCTTGGTTCGCATCCTTTATTTCAAAACGACCATCGGTATTACCTGCTCCAACACCTCCATCCGCAGTTCGAGTAGTAATAATTGCAGCTAGGGAATGATTCGCCGCCGAACTAAGCGTACCAGTATACAATCTTAGTGAAACATTAGACTCATTTGATGTAGTGGTAGCTTGATTTGAGAAATCGTAGAATATAGCGCCGGGTATTGTTGAATTCCCCTGAACTTCAAATGTTCCAGCAACACCAAGATTACTTACACCCTTTAAGTCCAATTTTCCCTTTGATCCATCAAAACGAAGTTGATGTTCATCATCACCTATGATGAAATCATAACTTCCTGAACCGGCCGGTGAATCATCTGGTCCGATGTAAAAACCCGTGTTAAGTGTTGATGCTGTTTCGGAGTGTGGTAAAGGAGAATCTAATGGAGAGTTGATGTTAATATAATCTCTAGGACCGTCCTTACCACCCTTCAAAGATCCCCGAGAGGTTACATTATTGAACTCGGCGTCTCCAGTATCTCTTTGAATCTGCCAACCAGATGTACCAGCAACATAATTGTCCGATTGAATGTTAGCTCCAAAATTAATGCTTCCAGTTGGAGTAGCAAAACTTGGTGTACCAGTTCCTCCACCAGCGCTGGTTTCCGTTACATCATAACGACTACTCCAATATTTTGTTGTTGTGTCTGAAATTATAACTTCAACCGGAGTGGTTTGCCAGTTCGATGTCAAACCAGTAAAGGATCGAGTGCTAAAATTATAACTAGTGGCACTTGGAGCGCCTGGATTTGATGCTGATGCTACAGTATAGTAAACCAATCCACTAACATTTTGTTTACCATCAGCGCCTGTGCCATCTGCGCCATCTGTTCGCTGTGCGTAAATAACAGGTGTTGACCAAGTTGTAGTTGCTGCCGTTTGTTCAGGAGATCCTGTAAATAATCCTACAGAAAGATAAACTTTATCACCATCTGCTGATAAACTTGGAACACTCGTACTCCAAGAAGTTGGAGCAGTTAATGTGTTTGTTGTAAAATTATAACTTCCACCTGTTGGGGTTGAAACTGAAGAAGCCTTTATATAAATTGCTACTTCTGCAACTGCTGTTCCCTCTACTTGAAATACTGTTCCCCAAGTAAATGTGCTAGCACCAACTGCCTTTGTTCCTTTAACTGCCCATAATATATCTGTTCCAGCAGGAGGAGAGTCATACCATCCGGAGGGCACACCGGAGGAGTTTGCAGGAGTAGAAGGTTTGGAAGATGCTCTTTGAAATACAATATTTGTACTACCACCCTCTTCACCAGATGCACCAGTAAGAGATTTTGAAAGAGATTGTGTCCGTGTAAATGTTTCCTCGGTTCCATCAGCTCTTTTAACCGTAACATCATAAATGATTTGTTCCTCGTCATTAACCATGTTACTATGAGCAGCAAACACTCTCGTATTTCCACCAGTAGTAGAAGCAGAACCAATTGTAATATCGCTAGTCGGACTAGTATCAGCACTTATTCGATATGTACTTGAACCATACGGAACAGTATCATCATAATCCAATTGTGTACTACCTTCAAATACACTAAAACTTGTACCAGAGTTAGGATAATCGATTGATGGAGAATCTCCGAGAGGACCGGTTCTTATACTGTGAGATTCATTGCTCATTGCGATAGTGATCGCGCTTGAACCTGGCTGTAATCCAAAGATCGTAAATTGATCTCTTGCAACTATAGTTCCATCCACTGCTCCCTCTCGAATTTCACATTCGATCTTATCGGGCATATTTGCAATATCCGCCTGAGGCGTGTAGCTATAAGTGTTACCTGTGCCGGGGCCCTGTACCGAAGAGTCGTTTTTAAAGAATTCATAGTAGACTGTTCCGGTAGTGTTTCGAGCAATAGCGGTAACTGTGGTAGATGAAGGCGTAGGATTCGCACCACTTGTACTGTAATTGAATAACTGATCTCCCGCACTTAAAGTTACAGTTCTACCATTTGCACCATCCGCACCATCCGCACCATCTGCGCCATCTACGCCATCTACGCCAGCTGTACCTTCAATCGACTTAGATATAGAATAATCGGATGTAATAGTAACATCGCTTGAAGCTCCAGCGGTTGCGGCTGGTATAACTGCTTGAAATGTTGCAGTACCTTGATTGGCACTCATCGATGAAACAGTATATACACCAGTTGATGCTCCAATCGAAACATCAACACCCGTTTCAGAACTCACCGAAAATGTACAACTCGTGGTAACATCAGTGTTACCAACAAATACTTTGTAAGTTCCACCAGCACCTGTAAATGAGGACACCGTTCCGGAACTATCCGCTACTACGACGTGTGCGGCATTTGTCAGAAATCCAATGACCGCATCTGATCCACTCTGTACGGCGTAAATTGATACGGAATCAATTGCAACTGGTCCTTCGGCGATTGGTGAATTTCCTTCGTATACCTTTACCTTTACAGTAACAGATTTACCAATAGCAGGTTCGTCACCATCCGCCAGTGTAAACGTTGATGTTGTGCTAATGGCCTGTTTTTCAACGTCGCCGGATCCATCAAGTTTATTTACGTAAAATTCGTAATAAGGATTTGTGATACTCTGAATTTCGGTAGTAAATCCAACTGTAGTTTCGGGTGATTCATCTCCGGCTGTCGCATAAGGAATAACATGTGTGTCTGCAATCAATTTGACCGCAGCGGCGTCAGTACCATTCGTGCCATCTGTACCACTTTTGGATTTACTAAAAGTTTGATTCTTTGTGACTGAAAAGGCATCACCATTTCCTCTTGTTCCGGAAATTGTATATACGATTGTGCTATTATCAATTCCATCGTTTACTCCATTATGATCTGCAACCAAAGCTTTATATCCCTCCGGCGAATTGACCGGAGGAGAATCATACTCACTAATCGAACCGGGCGTTATGTTTGTACCTGATGCTGATACAGTAAATGTTCCATTCGAAGTTCCTACTCCATCATAATCAAGTTCTGTTGCACCTTCGTAAACCTCAATTCTTGTTCCACTTCCGTCATAAGACGATACTGCTCCACTTGAATTTGCCGGAAAAACATGTGAATCATTGTTGAGAAAAACTCCAATGTTTCCCGATCCTTCTTTAACGGATGCGATTGTGGTCGAATCAAATGCGATTTCAACAGTATCTGCACTTGCCTCTGCAACACCGACTCGAATTGTTTTAGGTGTAGACGAGTAATCAGCCGGAACAGAAAAACTAAAAGTGTCACTGTCTCCAGTTCCATCTGTATAAACGGTTTCATCTGTAATTCCATCGCCCGTAAATTTGAAATACGGATCAACAAAATTTTGAGCAGTTGCAGTAAGAGTAATTGTTGAGGCTGGAATTGGATTCTTTCCACTTTGATCGTACTCAATCACATAGTCGTCAGCCGTGAGTCTTACGGTTTTTGCATCATTTCCGTCCTCTCCATCCTCTCCCCTTTCGGACTTGTTTAAGGTCTGAGTTCTCGTAAAGGTTGTTTCGGTACCATCAGCTCTTTTAACAGTAACTTCATAAACGATTTGGTCATCACCATTGACCATATTACTGTGATCACCAATGATTCGAGTTTTTCCGTTTGCAGCTGTTGATGCAGAACCAATTGTAATATCGCTAGTTGGACTAATATCAGCGCTTATTCGAAAAGATCCATTATCATACTTATCATACGGAGGAGAATTATCGTAATCCAATTGTACATTTCCCTCAAATACATCAAAGGTTGTACCAGAGCCCGGATAACTAGCGGATGGAGAATCTCCAAGAGGACCAGTTCTTATACTATGGGCCTCATTAGACATTGCAATAGTGATCGCACTTGAACCTGGCTGTAATCCAAAGATTGTGAATTGATCTCTGGCTACAATAGATGGAGGACTATTGATACCTTCGCGAACCTCAACTTCAATCTTATCAGGCATATCTGCGATATCCGCCTGAGCAGTATAATTGTAGGTATTAGATGTATTCGGACCCTGTACCGAAGAGTCGTCTACAAAGAATTCATAATAAAGTGTTGCGGAAGTATTGCGAGCAGTAGCGGTAATGACGGTCGTGTTGTTACCAGAGTTTTTGCCAGTGGGATTTGCACCATTCGTATCGTAGTCGAATAACTGATCTCCGGCACTCAAAGTTACAGTTCTACCATCTGTACCATCTGCACCCTCTCCACCTTGAATGGATTTTGCCAAGGATTGTTTCTTTGTGAAAGTTCTTTCTACACCTTCATCATTCTTAACTGTGATAGTATACTCAATTGAAGCACTATCGGCAGTCATATTGCTATGATCACCGTATCTCCTTACATATCCAGTTTGAGGAGAATAAAGATCTAAGGGTGATGTATCTGTAACAGTAGTTGGTGTGGATACCGTAACATTTGTTCCAACCGCACTTACACGATACGTTGAGTTTGGATAGGGAGCAATACCATCGTATCCCAATTGATTTGTTCCCTCATAAACCTCAATATCTGTTCCGGAATCGGTGTAAGTAACTGTTCCACTATTTGTTGTTGGAAGAGTGTGAGCTTCATTGCTCAGAATAATCGTAATGGCGTCGGATCCTTGTTTCAAAGGAAAGATGACGATTTGATCGCGAGCAAGAATTGGGTTTGACGCTCCACCTTCTCTTATCTGACATTCAACCTTCTTAGGAGATCCAATTGTTGTTGGAGATGCGATAGTAATCTGAGCGGCAAAAGGAGAATCATTTCCGGCAGCAGTAGGAGCACCCTGTGACACATCATCAATAAAGAACTCAAAGTAAACATCTGAGGATTCAGATGCATTTACAGCTTCTGCAAAAACTGTTACGCTTGTGGGATCTGGTGTTGTTCCATCCTTATTATACTCAATAGACTGATCGGATGCAGTCAGTATTACACCTCTCGCCGCAGTTCCGGCAGCACCATCCGAACCGGCAGCACCTTCTTGTATTAATATCCAATCAATACGAAAAGAAAATGTATTGTCCGTACCACCTGCATCAGTGTATATGAAATTTCCAGTTACGTTTGGATTTGTGTTTCCGTCAGTATGTGTCGCAAAACCTAGTGATGGTTTTGATACTCCGGTGTCTTCAGTACCACCAGAAAAAGTAAGACCAGTGGATTCGTCATATCGCCAAGTATTATTTGCTTTGGTTGCCGAATATGAAATTAAACTTAGATTGAAAATAACTTCAGGTGTAATAGTCTTACCCACTGGATCCCAATCATCTGCGGCTGCGTTTACACTATCATAATACGGAATAACTCGAAACTCAATCGAACCAAGTGATCCAATTGCTCCAACACTTTGAAAGTTACAATCACCATTAGCGTCAATTGTAATTACTTGACCACTTGAACCGGCGACTCTTGGTAAAGTGTATGCCGAAGTATTTGGTGAGTTCAACTCATCGAAATAACCAACTCTTTGTGGTGAATCGTCTGTTACTTTTAAATCAGGCATAACTTATTAAATAGGTTTCGTAGTGATACCCGGCTTGACACCAGCACTATCACGGTGTTTGTGACCGACAAGACTGATTCCCTTTGCAATCACATCAACTGTGGCAGTGATCGTTCCGGTTACATCAACATTGTTATTGATTTTGGTCCCTTCGGTGGCAGTTATATCTTGAATTCCGGTAATGCTCATTGTTTGACCTTCACCAACGGTAATTGTTTGATTAGTACCTACACTAACTTCCTGTTTTGTTCCAACGGTAACTTTCATTTCTTTCCCCACGTCTAATGTGTAATTTTCGGAAACCTTTGTGTTCATATTACCATCAACATTTAGATTGAGGTTTCCTTTAATATATATATTCTTATTCTTAATAACCACCTCATAAGAGTCACCAATTATCACAACGGATCGATCACCGGCCGCATTGACCTCATCATACGATCCAGACTTATGAAAGACCGAGATTCTTTCTTTTCCGCTCGTATCATCAAACTCTACAACGTGGCCAGACTCGCTCTGATAGACATGATTGTCTGGATAGATTGGTACTATATTACTCGCCGGATCCTGCAATGACCATGATTCAGCATCAGCCGTGCTAATTGTTGATACCGTATTACGCGAGGATTGTTTACTCTTATAAACTGCGGAATCCTTGTAATCCTTTCGAGCTGGCTGAGGAGTATCGGGTTTTTTCAAAGAATCTTCTAATGGATAAACTCGATCCGGATCGGAAAATCCCTGAGAGTATTCCGGCCGAGATTCAAACATCGATGGAATGGATCCCATGATAACCGGATCCTGCACATTTCTACCATCACGAAAGAAACCGATCACCCACGAACCTTGAACAAGACCAGTGGCGGATTGACCTATACCAGATGTCGAAGCCGAAGTAAC